ACTAATTACTTCAACGGGTTTTATTATCATAGGTCTTTTTACCATCATTTTAACTTTACTTAAGTATCATTTTTGATAAAAGGGTAAAGTGCAACTCTTAAAACGAGATACCAAATTCTTTGTTGGGGATTTTAAAAAAATAAATAAATACAACTACGCCACTTATACTCGTGACGACAAGCACGGACCACGAACCTATAAAGTAAACGATCTCAATCTTCCCAGTGTTACCAACATCCTTCAGTTTACTCAGTCCAAAGATAAACAACAAGGATTAGATAAATGGCGCGAACGAGTAGGATTTCATGAAGCTATGGAAATTGTTCAAGATGCAGCCAAGCGAGGTACTGAGATGCATAAAGTTTTAGAGAAGTATGCAAACGGAGAAGGTTATCTTAATCTTTCGGATGAAGGAGGAATAGCTCGCATGATGGCTCATGAAATTATTAACAATTTAGGTCCTTTAAAAGTTATCTATGGAACGGAAGTTAACTTAACAGGAAAAAATAGATGGGCTGGCTCAACTGATGTCATTGGGGAATACGATGGTAAACCTACCATTATAGACTATAAACAATCCAATAAACCTAAACGAGAAGAATGGGTAGAGGATTTTTACTATCAGATTGCCGCTTATTCTTTAGCTCATGAAGAACATTATGGCCCTATTGAACAAGGATTAATTGCTATTTGTACTGTAGCTGGTCAGTATCAAGAATTCAAAATGGATGCCCAGAAGCTCGACGAATATGAGAATAAATGGTTGGAACGACTAGAACAATATGAAAAAAAACACGAAGAGTATGAAGCAGAACAAAAGAAAAAATTAGGAAACCTTTATGTAAGTCCAGAAGAACGAAAAGCCTGGCAAAAAGCTAATGCAGGTAAAACGGCTGAAGATTTTATGAAAGAATTCAAAACGGAAACTAATCAGAAAAAACTAGATAAAACATTTGATAAAGTCTTCAACAAACCTAAAGCCACTTCTTAACCTCTTCCCCTAGAGTCTGGGCACTTAGTTTAATCTTCCGTTTTAGAGCTGAAATAATCATCATTTCTATGGAGTTTGGCACAATTAGGTCAATATAGTTGACCTTATTTTTTTGACCAATTCGATGAGCACGATCTTCGCTTTGCTTCCGGACTTCAAGATTGTAACTATTACTAAAATATATAACATTCCTAGCAGCAGTAAGGGTAAGACCGTAACCACCAGTACTAGGATTACCAACAAGGAAACGGCATCGGTCATTATGCTGAAAATTTTCAACAGCCAGTTTACGATTGTCGACACTGTCTTTTCCGTATATCGAAACCACTGAATCTTTTCCATAGAGATCCTCCAGTGTTTGTTTTATACTTTCTATATTATGCACGTATGTTGCCCATATAATACTCTTCCCGTCGGCCTCTTCCAATATCCTTAGAAGTTCTTTTAATTTAGGATTATTTTTAAAGGTATGAATCTCACCCTTATCTGTTTTCAAAAATCCATTACAAATCTGATGAAGTCTTAAAATTTCTACTAATTTATTAGCAAAACTCACGGTATCATCGGCAATGGTAGCTCGAGCTTTTATCTTTAGTGTTTCATAAATATTTTTTTGTTCTGGACTTAAATGTACATCCCGTTGCATATAGACTTTTGGAGGAAGATCCAGGCATTGATCCTTGGTAACTCTAAACGAAAAAGTTTTCAGCTTCATTTCTAATTCATCGAGATTGGTATAATATTTAGGCATTAAAATTTGTCGGCCCCCTAATTCAATTTGTTGCATGACAGCATATCTAGCTCTAAAAGTGTAATAGGATTCAAAACCTAGTAATTCTTTACTTAAAAACGCGCATTGGGTATAAAGATCTAATGGAGACTTTGTTACTGGTGAGCCTGTTAGGATTCGTCGGTATTTTACCGCTGTACTTAATTTACAAATCGCTTTTGTTCTTAGTGCTGTTGGTGATTTTATTGTTGTGCTTTCGTCAATGACCATCATAGAAAATGTCCCGTTAAGATTGAGCCTTTGGTGCAGCCAGCGTTGTCCTGATTTATGGGAAAGAGCTTCCACATTCATTAATATGTATATGAGTTCATTTGATCTTCCGGCTCTTATTAATTCTTTTTCTTTATTAACTTTCCAACACCAGATATAGGGGGTGATCGGAGAATGATCACTAATTTCTTGTACCCAATTTCGATAAACCGAGTTAGGCGCAATAACAATAACTTCTTTTATTTCTTTGTGTTGGTATAGATAAGCTACATTATCGATGATGACTTTAGTTTTACCTGTGCCCATCTCCATGAAATAAGCATAATTTTTGGAAAGGGCTCCCTTATTGAGTGCATCTCTTTGATGTTGATAAGGTTTTGTTTTATATTGATACATGATTCGTCAGACAATACCTCCTAAGTATTTATAATCTTTTTAAACTTTTTACTTTACTTCGTCAAACGCTTAATTTATAAAAACTTTAGGAGGTTCTTATGGACTTAGAAGCAGAATCAGCCATACAGGTTGACACTGCAGTGTCTTTGGACATTGCACAATCTTGCAATAAGTTATTGGAAACTCAGAAAAAAATGGAAGCGATTGACGAACAATTAAAAACGTTAAAAGCAACTGAAACTACTCTTTCTGAACAAACCATTCCAAACTTAATGCATAAAGCAGGAGTCTCTTTGATTAAACTCAAAGATGGCTCAGCCGTAGAAGTTAAACCCTTTTACGCAGCAAGAATTCCATTGTCTAAAGTGGAAGAGGCTTTTACATGGCTTCGTGAAAATGGACATGGGGATCTTATAAAGAATAATGTTATGCTTACTTTCGGACGTAACCAAGATAACGAAGCGAAGTCTCTGGTTGCTGACTTAAGAGATAAAGGTCATAATGTTAAACAAGCCGAAAAGGTGGAACCAATGACCTTGAAAGCGTTCGTTAAAGAACAAATTCAAGATGGTAAAAATGTTCCAGTTGATTTATTCGGTGTTTATGTTGCAAGTAAAACTAAAATAACCACGAAGGAGTAAACAATGCCGACGACACAACAACCAAAATCTCAGACTAAAGAGATTCAAAAAAAAGAAGCAAATCTGCCAGCTAACTTCAATTTAGAAGAAGCAGCTGGAGAAGGTCAGGAGTTCATTAGCGCTCGTGACCTTAAACTACCCATCCTTAAAATTCTATACGCAAATTCACCAGTATTGGATGACAGTGATGGAAAATATATTGCTAATGCGAAACAAGGTGATATCTACAACGAAGTAACCGGAAATCTGTGGAAAGGAAAAGACGGTATCATTGTAGTTCCTTGTTTATACATCAACACTTTTAATGAGTGGAAAGACAAGGGGGATAGCCCGGGAAGACCGATTAAGATTCATACGGATCCTTCCATTATGTCTGAAACAAAAAGAGGTGATGATAATAAGGATAGACTTCCTAATGGCAATTATGTGGAAGACACAGGTAATCATTTTGTTTTTATTTTAGATAAAAACTATTTACCTCAAGAACAATCATTAATTGCTATGAAGTCTACGCAGAAGAAGAAATCTAAAACTTGGAATTCGATGATGCAAACAAGACGAATGCCAGGTAAAGAAGGTTACTTCCGACCACCAACATGGGCAACGACCTACCATTTAACTACCACCAAGGAATCTAATTCTCAGAATTCTTGGTACGGTTGGGTTGTGGAATTTGATAAAGCCCTAGAGGTCGCTAAGTATCCAAAAACTCTTGAGATCACTAGAGGTTTTTACCAAAGCTCTATGAAAAGTGATATTTTTGGTAAAGTGGACTTTGGAGCAAGCCAGGATTTAATTCAGGATACAAAAAAGCAACCAGTACCGTTTTAAATGCTGAAACGATTAGCCGATCTTTTTGAAGGGGATCCTGATCAGTTCATCACGACCTCGCTGACAGGCGAGGTCGATGAACGTGGCAAGCACGAAGCCAACTATCTCACGATCCACGAACCCTTAACTTCAGCTAAATGGCAGGGCCATTTAGACGGCAAAGTCAGAATTGGGGTGCGTCCTGAAAACAACGACAAAGCCAAGTGGGGATGCATTGATGTTGATCCCACAACCTATAAAAATTATTCACAAAAAAAATACGTTTCCATTATTCAAGAATACAAACTTCCTTTAGTTCCTATTAAATCTAAATCGGGAGGCTTACATTTATTTTTATTTTTAAAAGACTGGGCATCAGTAGCGGATATTAGAAAAAAACTAGATGAATGGAATGATACTTTCTTTATGGCGAATGAAGTCTTCCCAATGAATAAAGCAGTAACAATGCCATACTACAACTGTAATGCAACAGTAGAATTTGCCTTTGACGATAACTCAAATCCATTGATGATAGGAGCCTTTCTAAACTTAGCTGAATCAAAACGACTATCAGTACAAGAGTTATATAACCTAAAAACAAATGTGTATGAGCCTGAGACAGAGTGGCAAAACTATCCTCCATGTGTGCAAAAACTTATAACAGACCCATGGCCCGGAAACAATCGTAATAACTTTTTGTTTAATGTTCTAGTTTTAGAAAATAAAAAAACTGATGGTAATTTAGATATTAAAGCTCTTCAAGAAATAGCATTAGAACGAAACAAACAATGCTTTACTAAACCGATGAAAGTTAGTGAAGCGAAAGCTATAGCAAAATCCGTTAAAACTCATGGCTACCATTTTAAATGTCCCCCTAAACATAATGAATTAGTTCCTATCTGCAATAAAGAACTTTGTAAGACACGGAAGCTGGGCATTGGTCCACAAGTACCAGAAATGATAGATGAATTTGAAAATATTTCTTATACCCGAGATACTAAAACGATTTATTTTAGTTTCACTTTTAAAGGCCAACGAATCACGGTTCAACCAGAAGATATGAAAGATGAAAAATCCTGGAGAACAAAACTTTTAAGATATGGAATTTTTTGGATGTCCCTACCTAAAACTAGAGCAGGTCCTTCCCCTTTTGAATTACTGCTCAAAGAGATTACAGCCCGTGCGATTGAAAATGAAAAAATGAAATTTACGGATACAATTGATGAAGAAAAATACAATACTCTTAAATCTTTTTTTGAAAAAACAATTGAAGAAGATGATTTCTCTAAACTCAAAGATGGCTATGTTGTTTTAAATTCTAAAACACGCGTATGTTATTTTAAACGATCAACTCTAGAACATTATATTAAAAGCCATGCTACCAAAATTTTTAACAGCACAATGGAGGCTCTTCATTATCTAGGATGCGAACGTCATGAATATTGGGAAGGTGAAAAAAATATTTGGTATGTTCAAATGCCAGAGTTTGTTAGTCACGTAGGTATTACCCGTACAAAAAATACTAAAAAAGAAACAACAGAAGTAGATGATGAATACCACACAGGAAAATTTAGAACGACAGAACCTAAAAAAACTCCGTCAAAAGACAGTTAAAATTTTTGGTCCTCCAGGAACAGGAAAGACAGAAACTTTAATTAGTCGAGTTTTAAACAGAGCTTTGCAGAATAAAATTTCTCCTCAGGAAATTGCTTTTATTTCTTTTACTAATAAAGCTATTAATACGGCAACCAGTAGAGCTCTCAATGCTTTTCCTCAATATACTTCAGAAGATTTTTATAGATTTAAAACTTTACACAAATATTGCCGAAGATATTTTGAAGAAGATATTTTTGATCCTAAAGACTGTATGGTGGACTTTGCTCTAGAAGGTAAAATCATTAAATACAGTGACAAGCGATTAGCAGATGATAACTTTACCTATAAAGATTGGTCATTAGGAATCTATAGTAAAGCTCGGAATATGATGAAGAGCCCTCAAGAAATTTATAAGAAAGAATCCTATCAAAGAGATTCACAGGATGTTATGTTGAAAAAAATACAGATATACGAAGACTACAAAAAAGTAGGTAAAGAAAAAGCATTAATAGATTTTGATGATATGATTGAAAGAGCAATCAAAGAAGTAAGCTTTCCTCCTCTTAAAATCTTAATTATTGATGAAGCCCAAGATTGCACCCCTTTACAATGGTCAGTTATTTATAAACTAGCCCAAAATGCTCGACGTATTTATCTGGCAGGTGACGATGACCAAGCCATTTATGAATGGAATGGCGCAGATCCCAGATATTTTACTCATTACTTTCCTGGACGTAAAGTAAAATTAAGAAAAACAAGGAGATTTGGAAAAGCTATTCATCATCTTTCTCAAATCATTAGAAGAGAAATTTTTAACAGCGAAGAAAAAGAATACACCTTTTTAAAACAAGAAGGTTATATCAAACATTATTTAAACTTCAGGGAAATACCTTTTCATACTCTAACAGGGAGCTGGTATATTTTAGGTCGAATCAATACTACTGTAAATGAACTACGAATGCTGGCTAAAGACGCAGGATTATATTTTTCCGATAACGAAGATATAAAATGTTTTGATCAACACCAGTGGGAAGCCATTAAAGCTTGGACACATCTTTCGAATAAAAAAACAATCAACAAGAAGCAGGTTGAAAAAATGTATAAATATATCCGAGAGCTTAAAGATCCTAAATTCAGAATGCGTAGCTTTTGGAATACGGAATCGGAACTAGAAGAGTACGATTTTAAAAAATTAACTCAATACTGCGGTCTCGATCTCTCTCCTACATTTCAAAAGAAACAATGGTGGCATATTTTAAAGAGAAACTTTACTTCTCAACAAGTTCTTTATTTTTTAAGATTATTAAAACGTTACGGCCAAAAAGAATTAGACAATCCTCCTCAAATTATTATTGATACTATTCATTCTGTTAAAGGAGGAGAAGCCGATCACGTAGTTTTATATTCAAAAGCTAACTATCCCTCTAATTTTAAAACAAAATCTCGAGAAGAAAAGACTAATGAAAAAAAAGTGTGGTATACAGCTACAACTCGTGCTAGAAAAACAATTCATTTATTGGATACAAATTACAAATATAATTATCCAATTGGAGGAGACTATTTAATTTATGTCCAAGAACGATAAACCCGGTTACTACAAGCAATTAGCAGCAATGATTAAGAAAGTTAAAGCCGAAACAAAATGGCGAGATATTTTTAGAGTTGTAGGAGAGGCACAGAAACGTCTAAACAGAAAAGAATCTAGTGTGAAGCCAGAAAAATATGACGGAAGACCAAAAACTTAAAAGGATTTATCAAAAAATTTTGACCGATTCAATACTTTATGCAGAAGATTATCCAATGCAGATGGTAGCAGCAACTTACCTGGCGATTGCTATGAGACTTTATAAAACTATTTTAAGTCCAAAGGAATACAACGAAATGCTAAAGACAATTGAAGAAACCGAAATTAAACCTTATAAAAAGCCGGGAGGCACATTACATTAATGAGCGTTTATAAAAAACAAATTGGAGGAACTCACTACAAGGATATGAAAATCCAACCGAGTGAATTCATTAACGAGAACAAATTGCTCTTTGCAGAAGGAAATGCTATTAAATATATCTGTAGACACGCAGCCAAAGGAGAAGTTAAAGATTTGGAAAAAGCAAAACATTACATCGACATGATTATTGATAGAGATTACAAATGAGTTTACAACTCTCTATGAATTTTAAAAAGCATATTTGGTCGTGTCCCGCCGAATACAAAGATTTATCCCAAGCTAAAGAAATTGCCATCGATTTAGAAACACGCGACGAAGGAATCAATTCCGGGCGAGGAGCAGGTTGGGCTACAGGCAATGGAAACATCATTGGCTTTGCTGTCGCTGTAGAAGGTTGGCAAGGTTATTATCCTTTTGCCCATTACGGAGGGGGCAATATGATTCCTGAACAAGTCAGGAAGTATATGAGAACTGTCTGTGCTTTGCGTTGCACTAAAATATTTCATAATGCTCAGTACGATGTCGGGTGGTTAGAGCAAGAAGATATTAAAGTAAAAGGTCCGATTGTTGATACTATGGTTGCTGCGGCGATTGTCGATGAGAATCGATGGTCTTATTCCTTAAACTCTTTGTCTAAAGATTATCTTGGCGAAATTAAAGCTGAAACTGATTTGATTATTGCAGCTAAAGAACACGGAGTGGATCCTAAGGGAGAAATGTGGAAATTGCCTGCAGAGTATGTCGGATTTTACGCGGAACAAGATGCACGACTCACGTACCTTCTCTGGCAACAACTTAAAAAAGAAATTATGCAACAAAGTTTGGAAACAGTATGGGAACTAGAATCTAATTTGCTCCCAGTATTGATTGCAATGCGTCAACGAGGGGTAAGAGTACAAGTGGAATTAGCTGAAAAATTACGGCTAAAAATGCAGAGCCAAGAAAAAGAAATACGATTGGCAATACAAAAAGAATCAGGACTAGACATAGACATTTGGGCAGCACGCCAGATCGCCAAAGCTTTCGATAAAATGAAGATAGAGTATCCGAGAACTCCGAAATCTGATGAACCGTCATTTACTCAAAACTGGTTGATTAATTGTAAACATAAAATTGCTAAACTTGTCGTTAAGGCGAGAGAAATAAATAAATTTCACAATACCTTCTTATCTTCTATCATGAAATACCAGGTCAAGGGAAGGATCCATGCAGAAATAAATCAATTAAGATCGGATTACGGCGGAACAGTCTCGGGTCGGCTAAGTATGGCCAATCCTAATTTGCAACAGGTTCCCGCCCGGAACAAAGAGTTTGGCCCATTGATTAGGTCTCTCTTCGTGCCTGAAGAAGGACAGAAGTGGGGATCCTTTGACTACTCGCAGCAAGAACCACGGATGACGGTTCATTACGCCGCTTCCATTGGTGATGGTTATGAAGGAAGCACCGAACTGGTAGAAGCCTATCAAAAGGCTAGCACAGATTTTCACCAGACCGTAGCAGATCTGGTAGGAATAGAGAGGGTTCAAGCTAAAACTATAGGACTTGGCCTGATGTATGGAATGGGGAAAAACAAACTAGCCACTTCTTTAGGAGTATCTAAAGAAGAAGCGACATTACTTATTTCTAAATATAACCGTAAAGTTCCTTTCGTTAAGATGCTTTCAGATCGATGCATGCAAACAGCTAGTGACAAAGGAGTTATTAGAACCAAGAAAGGCAGAAAATGTAGATTCAATATGTGGGAACCTAAAGACTTCGGACTCTATACCGCAGAAACTTTCGATAATGCTGTAGCTAAGTACGGAAGAGAAAATATTAAAAGAGCTTTCACTTACAAGGCCTTGAATCGTTTAATCCAAGGATCTTCAGCTGATCAAACAAAGCAAGCAATGCTATCCTGTTATGAGGCTGGCTATCTTCCTATTCTGCAGCTCCATGATGAACTTTGTTTTAATGTTAGTAAATCTGATAAGAAGGATGTTAAAGATATCAAAAAAATAATGGAAAACTGCATAGAATTTAAACTTCCTTTTGTGGTTGATGTCAAAACAGGAGGATCATGGGGCACGGCTCATGACTGAAAATGATGCTCGCTATTTTGCGGGTATTCTAGACGGAGAGGGTTGGATTGATTGCAGGCGAAGATTAAAAAGATGTCCGAATAAGAAATTTTATAAATGTTCTAGTATTCATGTCGAAATTCAAATGAATCATAAAGGAGTAATGGACTGGATTGCTGAAAAAACAGGGTATGGAACTTTACTTTTACATAAAGCTACTGATAAACAAAACCATGATAGTTGGAGATGGAGATGTTGTTTCAGAGATGCCTATAAATTGGCCAAAACTATTTTACCTTTTAGTATCGTAAAAAAGGAAACGTTACAGCGTATCGTAGATCACTACGAACACTAAACGTCTAGTTCTTCTTCTAATTCATCAACAGCGTTATCTAGATCTTCTCGAAGTCCTTCTTCTTTAGCTTCAAGCTTACCTATTTCAGCCATGATTTTTCTAATCTTTTTTATCGTTTTTTTCATGTTGCAATCGAAAGTTTATCGTCCTGTTCTACCGCGTTATTAACTAGCTTTTTAACATCTTTAATTTTAATATCTATCCATTTCATTTCCTCACGTTGCGATGTTAAAGCTTTCTTTGCCCATTGATGTTCCAGTTCTAACTTCGTCTGCACCAGTTCCTGAATCGCCATCCTTTACCTCCTCATAAGTAATCTGGACTTGTTTCCTTTGATAAAAGCCCACAGTTTCTTTTACTTTCATAAGACCATCAGATGCCCTTTTAATCAAAATTTTAAAGGCAGCCCATATGTCTTTAGCCTCTATCGTCTCAATGTACAATTCTCCTTGTACTACCACCCTGATACGATAGTACTTCATAAGTAATAATAAGGCATCTTGGGATATAATGTCAAGAGTCTACTCATATTGGATTAATAGGATTTATACCTATGCAATATAGCTCTAGTTCGCTCACAGCGACGTCCTGCTTACGATAATATAGCTGAGCGCCATTGAGGTAGTCACTGGCTGCTTTCATGCATGTG